TCCATTTCAAGTCCCGGTGAATTTGGTGCAGGTGCACATGAATTTGTTACCTGTGATTTTCTTGCAACCGCGTCTGTCAAAACAGATGGATCTTCAGTCAAATCACCGTAAATGGCTATAAAAGGTTTGAACACTTTTCCATCATATCTTCCTGTTGGATTTGTTTGATCTGGCACCCCGTTGAAATCTTCTAATTCAACAAAAGTGGATGCCAATGTGTAAGGATTCACAACAAATGTGTTCCATTCGTTTTGAAACAATGCTAATGATGATGAAACGCTTGGTGTACCTGCACCAGATGCTGTTGATGCTACACCATAAGTCATTCCAACTGCAGCATCATTTGTGTCTACTTCAATGCTAATTCCTTCAGATGTTAATCCAGTCCATTTGGCAGTGCAATCCACCTTTGCTGTTGCATCTGATGCAATAACAGGTGCAGCCAAAACTGCATTTATTACATCTATTATTTTTGCAGTGATTGTTGTTGGTGTGTCGCCAGTTACAACAGAAACATCATAACGGCCACCATCAACTGATCTTCTTCCATTTATCACCAATGTGTGTGTTGCATTTCCGGTTGCCGTTCCAGTTGGTGTGATTTGCAAAACAGATGCAACAGAACCGCCTGCAGCATCTTGTGCATAAACTACAACAGGAACTGATCCCACTCCACCACCTTGCAATGGCTTCAATATTCTATACATGTTGTAAATTGGAGATCCATACCCATATTTTACGCCAACATCCTGAAGTGTTGGGTTTTCAAGTGGATCCGTAATTGTTGCACCTTGATTTGCTGTGTTTGCTTCACCCAAAAGTGAAATCCTTTGTGGTAAATTTGGTGATACTGTTGAAAAATCACCCTTGGTCAATTGATAGCCAACTATTCTGCTGACAACATCAATGTCAATTGCTGTACTTAATGCCATTTTTTAAAATTTTAATTTAACAAATATACTTTTTTCTAATAATATTTTTTAATATTGAGTGATACAATGTTGAAAAATATTATTTTCATTTTAATAATCTCCTGCAATTAAACTTGAGAATATTATATTTTTTATCCTTGATTGCCTCCCATCTTTCAAAAAAATGATCACCGGAAAAAACAGTGTTTTCAATTATTTCACCTTTTTTCAAAACCCAATCTTCCAACACAGGGAATGATGTGTTTTTTTTGAACCGAATTGTTTTTCCTGCAAAAGTGTATCTAACTGAACATTTTGGACTGAAAGAAAAAACAGCACCAAGTAATTGCAATACTTTTTCAGGCTTGGAATAAATTGCTTGAACTTTTCCAGGATCATAATCAACAGATTTTAGCATTTTCCAATCATATCTTTTTTTAAATATTGATATATATATCTCCATAAATAAAGATAATTTGATTAAAAAAGGCATATATACAATCCAATTTTTGTCAGACGAGAAATTTATCATGCAAAAAATTTCATCAATTATTTGGCATGTTGATAAAAAAATTATATACAATAAGGAAAATAAACTTGCTATTTTTTTTATTGACTTAGAGTAGAGAAAAACCCCTATAAAAGCCATCAAAAATGCATCTGATATGTAATAAATGTAATCAGATAATACAGAAACATATATGTCATTTGACAAAATTTGTTCTTGACTACTATCTATAAACAAACATATACTTCTTATTAAAAAAACAAAAGATGCATAGATAATAACTGAATTTTCATCTATTATTTTAATTGTTTTTTTCACCCCTTTCCCTTTCTTTTCCCTGGTCTCCTTTTGGGTTTGCCATTTTCATCCACCTTTCTTTTTATTTCAGAATCCCTTTCTTTTTTTTTGGTATCAGAATTATTTTCTTCCTTTTTTTTAATTGTAGAAAGTCCCTTTATTATTGATTCACTTTCTTTTTCTCTTTTTATCATAATTTATTACAAATTGTTTATATAATTATACATATCCTGAACAATATAGTCATGAATTTCTTGACTGTATCCATTGTCCATATCTAATTGGGTAACAGTGCCAATTTCATGTTCTAAATAATACAATGCCGGCTTCCAATCACCATTGTTCAACCTGCTTTCAACTTTTTCAAAACGATTATAACAATAATTAATATTTGAATCAGAAAGGGTGCCATCCTTGTATCTTACACCAAAATATTTTGCTTTGGCTTCAAAAAAATAATTTTGGCCATCTGCTTTCATCTGTTCAAATTCCTTTATTATTTCGTAATCTTCCCAAATATCATCAGAATTGAGCGTTTCATAAAATGAAACGATGTCATTCTGCATTTCTGTTGATGGTTGATTCATAAAATTTAAAACAATTTTCCCACCCATTGCGCCCCCGATATAATTAGGTTTATGATTAGTTTTCAACCAATGAGAAAAAAACTTAAAATCAGCCTCTTCATTTATTTCTAAAATCTCTAATTTATACATGTTTTAATTTTTTTACACCGGACACCATCAACTTCATAAACTTTGCACACTTCTGGCCTATTATCATAAATAGAACACAATCTAGTTTCCATATCAAGCAACTGACAAAACCCGTCCGGATTTTTTAAAATAATAGCGTGATTTTCTTCATACATTTTGTCCAAAAATGAAATCCTGTTGGCGTAATTAGGATATCGATCAGTGAAAATAATTGATCTTTTTTTCAAATTTCTCCCCAAACCCAATTTATTTAAATTGAAAAACTCTTTTTTAGTCAGATCAATTTCCAACTTGCAGCAATTTGATTTGCAATTAATACAGGCATTTATTTCCATGTTGCAATCCAAATATCACCATTCAACCATGTAGCAGAATCATCCAAAGTGCTCAAAAATAAAGTAATTGTTTCACCAGAATTCAAAGAAACATTTCCCCACGTGCCCTGAATCCCGTTGCTTTTATTCTTTTTTGCGTGTTGGTTCAATATTGCATCAGATAATGGTCCCATCGTCCCATCAATACCATACATTAATTGGATGGCACCATTGTCTTTATTTAAATCAGTTCCAATATCTACTTTCCCCCCTATCATATACACACCATCTTCAGGAACTTCAACTTCCAATGTTCCTGAAGTTGGAACGCATTCAATCAGACTGTCAAATGCTGCATCAACAGTGCCCCCGCCTGTGTTCGTATCTCGTTCATGATAGTATTTTTCTGAAATCACCGTTACCTTTCCACTACCTTCATCAACAGCCCTTGATCCACCTTCAAAATTCAAAGTGTCAACAACGGTTCCAACAGTAGAATCATTTTCTTGAATTATGATATTAGATCCAGAACCCGTATCACCTTTTTCCCCTTTTGCACCGCTTAATGCTGTTATTGAAAAACTAGAATCTGGACCTTGGAATGTTCCTGTTGCTACGCTTGTTATTTGACTTTCAATTTGAATTTGAATTTCTACATATTGACCAGCATTCAATTTCAAAGGTGATGGTGTTGCTGTGCATGTCCAAAAATCGCTGGATGAACCCGAATTTCTTATATATGCACTTCCATAAGGTTGAGACTGAACAACTCCATCAATTAATGTTTTTATGACAAATTGCGTCCTTTGCCCTGCTGATGTTGTACGGATGTTTGCATTAATTTGATAAGTACCATCTTCATCAATTACAATTCTGCTATTGTTTAATGTATTGCTATGAGAAAAAGGAGAATCTTTTTCTGTTTCAACATCCCAATTCAAAATTGTTGGTGTGCTTTGTATAATGGTTGAAGAATTATCTGTGGATGTTAAATCAATAATTGGAAGATTTTCAACATCAACCGCTGAATTTGTCCAAATTGCAGAACCTGCTGTGTTGTCAACAAGATAAAAACTTTCTTTTGATGTGGTATTTATCCAATGTTTGCCGTTTTTATACCCCTGTGTTGAATCATCATTCACAGTTGGATCAATTGAATCTTCAATTGGCAATGTGTCCTGCAAAGCAGATGAAACTTCATCTAAATTTGGATTCCATTTCACACCGTCCCAAACATAAATTCCTTTTGAATAGAAATCACCACCCAATCCACCAGGCAACCATGAAGTGCCTTGGCTGTTCAATGCATAGGCTTGATCACCAAGTGTTGCAGTTGGATATTGCAGAACTAGATCATCATAATCATCAAAGTTTCCAAGATGTGAATGATTTGCGTTTTTTGGACTTAGTTTAAAAAAAAAAAATTCTGTTAGTTCTGAAAATAATGTGTCAACATCTGAAATCACAACTTCTGTTGCATCTGCATGAATTACTTTTTCAACCTCTACAACGGGAAAAACATCAACAACACCACCATCTTTGTGTTTAACTGTGCAATGATTTTTGTCAACATCTTTTTGAACAATGGCATCTGGATTCCTGGACAATATATCAACACCATCTTTGGTGACAATCACATTTGTGTTTGGTAATTTCCTTAAAATTATTGAATCAGCCATATTGCAAATGTATGAATTTTAAACCAATTATGTTGGATCAGATGAAATTTGATGTCCTTTACCCGTGGTGCCAATTTGCGCCTGACCATCATAATCATCAATAGGATTAGCCGTCAACAACACTGCACTGTCTGAAATTCTCACTGAAAATGTTAATCTGCCCATAACAGCATTGATTCCTTCTTTGATTTCATTTGGATCACCAATTGCCATGTCATCAAATTCGGTTCCACCAATTCCTGCAGGTTTTGCTGTGATCCCTAATGTTCTATACTGTGGATCCTCTAAAATCACCATGACACGCCCCATCATTTTGTGCAACCTTTGTTCAGCAATTTCATCTGCTTTTCCAACAGCTGTTGATTTTGCTTTTGCATAAACATCAATCAAAAATTTATATGTTCCATCACCAGACCGTGTTGTGTTGGTGTCTGGATTTCCACGGGACAAACGAACATTGATTGATGGGATTTCAACTTTGTCTATTGGCACAAATCGACTTGTGAAAACTATTGGATGTGCTGATGGATCTGAATCAAGAACTTCTTGTTGATCAAATTCAGTTTTTAAAATTGCAGCAATTAAATCCCTGACAACCTCAAAACCCTGTGGTGGTATTATGTAATTTAGTTTTGACATTATTCAAAATCACCTAAAATCATTACAATCACACCAACTTTTTCATCTGGATATGATTCCCGGATGACATATTTTTTCAACACACCTGAACTGTCAACCCATTCAACACGGTGATCCACCATGTTCACTTCTTCATCTGAATCCCTAACAACATAACTTGCATCAGTCAACAATTCTTCAGAAATAGTGCAATGGGCATTTTTGCCATTGACAGTCAATCCTTCTGTGTCAATGTTAATGTGATGCTTTACAGCTATACCTGAAACGTCAACAGATGTCAAACCGTCAGGTGTAGTGACTTTGATGGCCGTACCCCAACCATCAACATCACTTGAAAACCTTTTCCAATCGGCTTTTGCTCGATCCGTAAAACTAGCCATTCAATAATGATTTATTTTATTGAAATACCTTGCTTTTTCTTTTCGGATTTCAAAGCAGATTCCGCTTCCTTTAATGCTTCAGCATCTTTTTTTGCATCCTTTTCAGCACTTTCAAGTGCTTTTTTCAATTCAGAATTATCTTTGTCCTTTCTCAATTCCTTTGAAATAGAATAAACAGCTTCTTTGGATGCATCCGAAACAGATCCAAATTCCTTCACCTTTCCTTCAAGGTTGATGATATTTTTGGCCAAAGTTCTTTTTTCCTTATCTGCTTGGATTTGTGCAGATTTTTCTCCAGCTTCTTCTTTGTCTTTTTTTGACAAATCGCTTACTTCTTTGCTGATTTTATCTGATTGCTGTTTTGTTGCTGATTTCAAATGATTAGATTTCACCAATTGTTCTGCAACACCTTCTTCAAAATCTTCAGCATCAACAAAATCTTTATTCTTGAAAACCTTGTTGTTTTTTCCGCCAACATTTAAACAAATAACTTGATATTTTTTTCCCATTTCTTCAAATATTTAAAAAAAGGGGTGTTGGATTTCTCCACACCCCTTTTTTAATTATAATCAATTACGATAATACTTCAGCCGTCCAAACTTGATCAACTGCAGTCAAAACTGCAACACCTGCAGATTTTACATCAACATTGTGTGCTGTGTTGATTTCATCCAAAGTTTCACCAACTAAGAATGCACCACGCTCACCAGAAACGCCAGCACCAACATCTGATTTTTTACCTAATAACCTAGGAACAGACGCAAAACCAAAATCAAATTTCGGATTCTCAGGAAGCATAATTATCTTTTTAGGGTCAATATACGGATTGTGTTCTGTGCTTTCCGTATCATAAAATTCCGGATAGGTCCAAATTAATGTTTCATAAGAACCAATTGAAGCCACACCATGAAGTGTTGCACCCGTTGATTGTTTCTGTGGACTTCTAACATCAATTAATTGAAACCTTCTTAGGTTGGCAACATCTTTGATGTTTGAATTATCTTTATAAGCTGCAAATGCATCTTTCCCCATTATGGTGTTGTACATTCCACCAGAAACTTTTCCTTCAGTTCTTAAATATTCAGCACCCGTTTCCATTACTGAATTTGGATTCACTGAACCAGAAGAAAAATCAATTCCTGCAGCATAAGCAAGCAATGAAGCTGCTTTTCTCTTATAATCAATATTTGTTCCATTGCTTAAAGTCACAATTCCAGTGTGTAATGCTTCACGGCATTGAACTTCATATGATCTTTCAATTTTCATGATCAATGCAGCAATTTTTTCTGCAACATCCCGTAAAAATTCAGCAAACACATTGGTGTTAATTGTTGAATCTGTGTTCCATATTAAGTCATAAAGATCCAATTCAGTTGCATCAAGATATTCATGATAATATGGGGGCAAAAATGTTTTTTGGGAACTCAATGAAAATTGATTTCTGTTTCCACGTGTTCCACGTTGAACATCAACAGCAATTTTTTCAAATCCACGCATAACTGAAATTTGAATATATTTTGAATTTGATGTTTTTGTTGGAAAATAAGACCGAAGAAATGCAGTTGGTTTTGACATATCTTCATATATGGCAATCACTTTTGTTGTGAAAATACCTCTTGCATGTAGTGTGCTAATAACGCCCATTTTTTTTACTTTTTAAAATTTATTATGAATTGTCTGATTTTGTCATTTCAAAACCATCAACCAATTGGATCCCTTTTGTGTCTGCAGCAATCCTGTCTTTTATTGGTCTGCCATCAATTAATGTGTCAACCGTATCTGATCCATCAAGAATCAATTTTGATTCAACAACATCACCAAAGATGCAAACCTGAACAGATTTTTCACCAGCAATTGCCAAATCAGTCACTTCAGATGCTAAAATTCCAACAGGAATTTCAGAACCGTCAACAGCTGCAGATGCAACTGGCACAAGTTTCAAACTTGCTGAAACTCTACCCAATAATGTACCCGGTAAAAATGTTTTGATTCCACCACTTCCATTCAAAAGTGTTTCCTGTTCATATCTGTTGTTAAAAACAAATATTTTTGAAATATCATATTCAACATGAAGTTGATTGTCAGTTTGTGTTTTTATGGTTCCCGTACTCATAATTACTTAATTTTTTCTTTGTTAATACCAAGTTCAGCATCCAATTCTGCTTCAGATGCTTCAGCACTTATTTCTTCAGCACTTTTTGGTGCATCTGCTTTTGGTGTTTCCACTTCTGGTGCATTCTCTTTTTCTGCATCATTCACTAAGGTTTTTGAAACCTGTGCTTTCACAAATTCAGCCATTTGTGTTGCTGACAATGATTTGCCAGATTTGATTCCTTCAACAACTGCTTTTGGATCTGCATCAACAAACGCCAAATAAGCACCAATTCTGTCTTTTTCAGCTGCAATTCCAGCTTCTTTTCCAACTGCAAGCACTTCAGCATACAATGCATGGTGTTCAGCTTTTAATTTATTAAGATCCATGTTTTTTTGTTTTATTGGATTAGTAATATTTTTTTCATTCTTAATTTCTTTTTGTTCAAGTGCTTTTCCTGAATACTTTGCAACAACTTCTTCCATCATGGAATCAAGGCTTGCTTGTTTTGTTGGTGTGATGTTTACAACCTTGTTAATCAAACCAATTTTTTTTGCTTGTGTTGCAGTAAGAAATACATCCTTTCTGCTATCCATGGAAAAAATTTCCTTGACAGTCACACCAGATATTTCTTCAAATTTTGCAACATCAACTTTTGCTTCAAATGCTCTCTGTAAATCCTTGTTGATATTAACAAGATTGGTTTTCAATTCTTCTGTGAACAATGTAGAATCTTCAAACCATTCAGAATATGCAGCGCGGTGAACAAGAAATTGTGACACACTTAATGCTTCGACTTTTTCTGCATATGTACAGAAAAACATGCCAGCGGAATGCGCTTTTCCATCTACTTTGACAGATTTATTTCCTTCAAATTCTCTGAATTTTGCAACCATGCCAAAACCATATTCAGGTGAACCACCGTCTGTGTTGATACGAACAACAAGATCTTCACCATCTTTAATTTCATTTACAGATGTAATGAAATCAAATGCTGAAAGAGAATGAATCCCCCCATATATTAAAACTTCTTTTGCCATATCTTTGCAAATATATAATTTTTTTTAATTAATAAAACAATTCATGTTTTACTAATGGCCACTTTTATTTCTGTAAGAATTCCATAAATGCCTTTTATGTCCTCGCTAATGCTATCAAAATTCCTTGTGTTGGATTGCTTTTCTTCTTCCAATTGCTTTTCTAAATATGTGATTTGCTGCTTTAAACCACCAACGGTCACGCGCATGTTAACCCATGCAGCTGCAATTGTTCCAATTGGAACGCCACCTGTAATGACCAAATCAAAAATTGTGATATTCTCCATTTTTATGATGAGAAAATTGAATTAATAACTTCCGTAAAAACTTCTACGGGAATAGACACACCCAAAAATTCAGAACTTAATGCATTTAAAATGATAGCAGATGCAACAACGATTGATCCAGCTGCAACTGGTTTTATTTTCTTTTTTCCATCATCTGTTTCTTTCAATAACTGCTTTTTTAAAAAGCTGCCAACTTTAATTTTCTTTAATTTCATGTATGTAAATTTGAAATGAATTTATTTTTCTTTTTGTGAATTGCCTGAAGATTTCTTTTCAACTTCAATGTTTGGCGTATACCTATAAAGATACATTTCAAACGTTTATTTCATTCCCACAGTGTTTGCAATGGTTATTTAAAATATCAGAATTAGCTTCATTTAACACATTTAAACAATCGGAACAAATGATTTTATCCATCATTATTTGCCAATTACCTGGTTCTTCTTTTATATCGTTTGCAAGTATCATAAATATATTTTACTTTTTTTAATTTGAATTAATCCAATTTTTTGCATCTTTTTCAGTTAAAAATAATTTTGCCGGAATCCTTGGTGGGATTATCATAGAAAATAAACTATATAATAAAACAATAAATCTGGAATTTACAACAACACCCATTTTGATAATATCATCCATCGATTCATCACCACTGAGAAACTTTACAGCATCCATTCTAAA